GGAAATGAAAAAAGCGTGCCGTGAGGAAATCGCACGTCTTGAAAAAACACGTCTGAAACACGCAACATACAAACAAAATCGTGAATTGGACGCTGCAATTTGGAAAATCCGTCGTATCATAGGTATTGCTTTCAAACGTGAAGTGGCTTTGAAAGAACGTGCACGTCGTATCAGAAACGCAGGTCGTGTGTCTAGTATTGCGTTGAAGCGTGCAAGATTCGTCAAACTTATGCGTCAAGGTTTTTCTATCACAAATATCACAAACCACCCAGAGGGCGTTAAAAAAGAGGAATTGGTGGACGTGCTGGACGAAGCCACCATCGAAGCGTGCAAAAAAAATAATTCACGTTTTCCTGCTATGTGGTTGAGATGGAAAGAAAAATTTATTGACAAGAAAGTCGATAATAAGTAATAATCGTTGTGTAATAGCGTGGTGGTGTAGTAGTAACATATTCGGCTCATACCCGAAAGACCATTGGTGCAAGTCCAATCCACGCAACCAACATTACGGGTCGCCTATCATTGAGGTATCTCGGATTCCGCCAGTAATCCGCCCAAAACTGGCACATTTTGAAAGGAGGATTGTCAATGCCTATGAACCCAAATTTTTTATGCTGCATAGGTGCTGAATTAAAAAACAGCACACAACAAACAACACGTATGTCCCAAGTTTATTTATATCGTTCATTCGAGGACGAAACATTATCTGATATGTTATCGGCTGGATTTTTTAATGCAGCAATGGGTATTATTCGCCAAGACGATTTACTTTTATTATATAGTCCAAACGAAACAACCGCTAAATATACTTATGCACGAGTATCGAGTGTAAGCAGTTCAGGTGTTGTTATAACGCCAATCGGTATTGACGCAAGCCAAATAGCAGTTGATACAACAGGTTATTCTAATTTATCAGGAAATAATTTACAGGAAATATTGAATAATCTTGATACAACCCTAACCACTATAAATAACGCTTTTGTAAGAAAAGATGGTTCGTCAGTTATGACAGGACCTTTGAAATTCCGTGCTGGTTCATTTGTTGGTGCAATCGCTGGCGGTCTTGGCGATGGTATTTCAATTTACAAACTGAAAAGCGACGATTCAATAGATTCAGAAGTCGCAAGTTTGACAAAGGAAAATGGATTTACACCAGGGACAACAAATGCACAAGACATTGGTTCAAGTTCTCTTAAATGGAAAGATTTGTATGTTGCACGTGTTATCGCAAGTGTATTGAATAACGGTGCTAATATAGATATTCCAACAACAGGCGGCACAATGGCGTTGCTAGATAATATAAAAAATAGCACTATAAATGTTCAGTTAGACGGTTCTGACGTTGATTCTTTTACATTAAACCAATCGTCAAATAAAACAATAAATATACCAGCAGCCAACAAAGATTTAAGCAATCTGACAAGCACAGGCAAGAACATTGGTAATTGGTCGTCAAACGTCACAAATTGCATAACTGAAATTCCACAAGATATAAAACTGGAATTAAACAACGGAACACTTACATTGAAAGCAGGGAGTAAGGTTTATATTCCAAACGGCGCAGGTGTCTTTGATGAATTGTTAATTGATAATGATAATTCCCAAGCGAGCTCTTCCGCAAACAGCACACAAATGGTTTGTTATATTCCTTCAATATCATCCATAGCTGTAAGACCTTTAAGTAATTGTGTGTCTGGTGCAGGCGCAACAGCAACAGCTGGCTATGCCTATGATACAACCGCTAATGCAATAAAATATTATAATAGCAGCAGTCAAGTTCAATATACTGGATGCAGTTTGCCGCTTGGTATCGCATCAACAGATGCGAGTGGTAATTTTGTGAGTATTGACTATATATTTAATGGCTTTGGCGATATCGGTTCGACAATATTTGCTTTGCCGGGGGTCAAAGGTTCGATACCAGACGGCAGAAACGCAGATGGAACATTAAAAAATACAGCGTTTACTGTTAGTTCTGTTTTGGTGAATACAGGAACAGGAACGGATAATAAAATCGCAATCAGGTTAAATGCCAATGAAATTGCTACTGGCGACTTGAATTATGACGAAATAAATAATTACAATAGACACGTGACAAATAATGAAACAAGAGCATATGCGATTGTTGGCTATCTTAAACGCACATCTGGCGTTATAAATAGTTTTTCAACCAAAACCGCTTTTCACGCTGTTGATTATAACGATAGCGATTATATTGCTAATTGTGCTATGCCAAGTGATAGATATGTTGATTTAACGTTGCCAACAAGCGGACAAAGCGTTACAGCACCAGCAGATGGTTATATTTATCTGAACAAAGTAGCGACAGCAACATCACAATATATACGCATTGGTAAAAGTGGCGGTTTTCTACAAACTGAAACGATTGCGGCGGCTTCCGATAATTGGTTGCGAGTATGGTTGCCGGTATCAAAAGGCAATGTGATAACCATAAACTACAATGCAGGTGGAACGACAAATTATTTCCGTTTTATCTATGCTAACGGTGCAAAATAAGGAGTTAAGATATGTTTGGAATAATTGACGATAATAAAAAATTCATATTGTTAGACAGCGACCACGATAAATTGCGTGCCACCGCTTTAATGTTAGCAAAAGAAATCACAGAAATAGTGCCAGATTATGACGAAAATGGCAAACAAATTGGCGAACACACAGAAAAACGTTTTGTTCCTATGTTTGACGAGGACACAGTTGAGGAAGCAATAAAAGAATATGACGAATCTGAAATAGAAACAGCATACAATGGCGAAAAATACGTAAAAGGTTTTGCACCTGCGATTGACAATGAATACCAGTCAAAAATGCGTGAAAAGGCATACGTTGCTGAAACAGACCCTATTCAAACACACATTGACCGTTTGAAAGACAAGGAACAAACACCAGAAATAATTGCTGAAATCGAAGCGTTGCGAATTGAACGCGACGAAAAAATCGACGCAATTAAAGCCAGATACCCATATTATGACTAATTATCATAAACCAAAGGGGATTTTTTATGTTATTTGAAAAAACAAAACTTTTCGTCAAAACAACCCTGATAAAATCAGAAGCGTTGTTTGTGAAAAAATCACTAATAACCAAACAATAACGGAGGTAAAAATGTCAACACCACTTGAACTTGATACTTTATATGCAGTAAATACCATAGACAAATTCTCGCCACAAGGCGGAATTGAAATTGTTGCTGCTGACAGTGCAGTAACCATTCGTGCAACAACAGACAGTCATTTTACAGGCGATTATAGTGAATTACCTGAAATTGTTGACGATGGTGCAGAGGGCGATTTCTATAAATCCGACGTGTTATCTGCAATCAAATTTATATCTGTATCTTGCTCTGATTCAGACGCAAAGATTGTATTATCTGGTTGCTCTGTAAAAAAAAAGGCATAATGGCGACGGTAATCTTTAATCCTGCCAAAATATCTTGCTCTGGTTCTGATTTTGTAAAAGCCCTAGCAGACGTATTCCCAGGTGTTGATTTGACAACAGTTACAAACGGCACAATGACATATTTATATGGTGGGGACCTTTGGAAAATGGAAATCAAAGATTCAGGTGGTTCAACACTAGGGACATACCAGCAATATACGGGCGATTGGACAAATGCAGGATTTACATTTACTGGCGAATTTGTGGACGAGGAAGTTGTATCGTTCGAATGTAATATAGAAAACCGCTAACAAAGGAGGACGAAATGCCTTGCGGAAAAAAGAAAGGTGGTAAAAAATAATAATTGACATTCCATCAAAAGAAATGTTATTATTGTTTTCGAATCACTAATGTATAAAACACCTGGGCGATAGTTCGGGTGTTTGTTTTTATCACAATATATTGACGCTATTTATTTGTCAACACTATATATAGGTATATACAAGAAAATCGGTCAAAAAAAGTGGCGGATTTCTCACAATCGACACACGTGTCGTTCTAACGGTAGTATTTTGATAAAAATTTCTTGACATTTTATTTTATTTTATGTGATTATAATAATGACCAGTGCGATGGACAATCGAGAGAACCCATCAACCAACACTGACAACAATCCAAACTTTAAGTATAACCATTAAAAAAAGGACAAAAAATGGACCCAGTAACAACAGGGTTATTAAATGTAACCCATTTTGTGGCAGAAGTTCAACGTTTATTGCTGAACTCCACACACGGTTTGCGTAACGTTGTCAATAACAAGGGTATCGTTATCGGAAACGAAATCAGATTCCCATTGGTTGACATTGACGGGGAAGCACAACCAATCAACGACGGTGCAGACACAGTTCCAACGGACTTGTATGCAGATACAGCAGTTGCTAATATCACGTTATTTGAAGCAGCAACAAAATTGAATCGCACTGTAATAAATGCGACCAATTCTGCTGCACCATTGCGTGCACAAGCAGCAGCAAAAGTCGTTCACTTTATGGAAAACCGCTTTACACGTTCAATCTTGGACGCTTTAATGCAATATGACGATACTAATATGGAAGTTGGCGATAACTCAACACCATTTACAGTTGATTCGTTGCACGAAGTCGGTTTGTTGGCTGGCAAAAACAACTGGGGTGAAAATGACCGCTATTTGTTATTGCCACGTGAAGCAGAATACACATTGAAACAAGACCAAAAATTCTATGAAATATGGTCTATTTACAATGGCGGCAACGCAGTAAATGGCTTTGCGAAACCGAACGATATGGACGACAGCATACGTTGGATTCCATATAACGGATTCTATGTTGCATTTATGAACACCAAAGACGCTAACAATGCAGTTGGCTTGCCAGTTGCTGCGGACGGTGCTTTGATGGGCTTTGCATTCAAAGGTTCCCGTGTTGGCTTTGGTATGAACCAAGCAATGGAAACTCGTATATTCGAGGACAAGACCAAACAAGGTAACCCAATTATCTTTAAGACAAATGGTTCTTGCGGTGCTTCAATTATCGACACTCGTGGCGTAATTGGTATCAAAATGGACCCATCTATCTAATAGGTAATGTTTAACTCGTTCCCAGGGAAACCTGGGGACATAACAAAAAAGGATTTACTATGGCATACACAGTAAAAAATTTATGTTGCTTTGGCGGTCAAGTCGAATCAGGCAATCCTAGATTGTGGAAATATAATGTTCCAGTTGTAAGTGGCACACCTGATACAGTTACAACAGCAGGTTATTTCCCAATCGAATCAGGTATTGCTGATGGCGATATTATTATGGCGATTTCAACAGAATTGACAATGTTGGTGGTTGCTGAATCCAGCGGCACATTGACAGCGTCTGCTATTGAATTTGCGTCAGATAACATACCGTCCTAATAGAACGATTACCCTGCCCTCTTTGGAGGGTTGGGCAATCGGTTGAAAGGGAGGTGTGAAATGCCTTATGCAGAATATATTACAATATCGGTATCTGTAATTTCGATTCTTATATCAGTTGGGATTTCATACGGAATTATGAAAGCCAAAATGAATTATATGGAACAGAAACTCGAAAAACACGACAAAGACCACGATTTGCTGGTCGAAGTCAATACCAAAGTTGATATGTTGCTAGAACGGAGTAAGGAATGACAAACAAGAAACCTGAATTTTGGTATTCAATGTTACGCGACGACGATGGCGATTTTTGCTTGTGTCGTTTTTTACTTTTATTATCGCCTGTGTTTGGTTTGGCGACTATGTGCATATATTGTTATTTCTTTAAGAATGCAGCAACAGATACGAATATGTGGGACGCGTTTATCGCTTGCTCGGGAATGTTAGGACCAGTAATAACATTCTGTGTAATGCGAATATACGAATCTCGCGAATGGATTGCGGAACAGGCGAAAAAATGGAAAAAATCGTGATAGCGGACGTTTATTACTGGATTTTCATTACGGGGGACAAATGAAAAGAAAGGCAAAAGATATATTATATTCATTACACGGGACCATAATATGTCCATATTGCCTTAAACCGATTGAACCAGGGGAATTGACGAAAGACCACGAACCGCCATTATCACGAGGTGGAAAACGAGAACAGTGGGTATGGGCGTGTAAACCCTGTAACAACAAGAAAGGCAGTTTGACCGCAGAGGAATTTTTAGAGTGGAAACGCCTAGAACATTTGAGAAACGGAGGACGTTAAAATGACAGGACTTGATATAGTTAAAAAATTCGAGGGGTGCAGATTGAAAGCATACCCAGACCCTGCCACTGGCGGCAAACCGTGGACGATTGGTTGGGGTTCCACACGCAACGCACAAGGTGGCGAGTTCAAGCGTGGCGATATGATAACGCAAGCGATGGCAGATGGATTGCTGATACGCGACTTTAATGCGTGCAAAGACGAATTGAAAAAAGATAAAAATTTATCGAAATTATCAGAAAATGCGATTGACGCGTTGGCGTCATTATGTTATAACATTGGTATAGGTGCATTCAAGCGTTCGAAGTGTTATAAAGCGATTGTTGCAAATGACCTTGAAACCGTATGCAGAGAGTGGGATTGGTTCAAAGCAAATGGTAAATTTATGAAAGGTTTGGCAAGACGTCGCATAGCAGAATTGGGAGTATTTTTAGACAATGTATAAAATAATAGTTGCAATTTTATCAGTATTTATTTTGACTGGCTGCACAACCAAATCGCCAACACAAGCCATCGTGGATTCTGGTGTGCAACAAATCGAACGTTCAAAAGCAATTATTAAAAACACAGAAACATTGGAACAATGCAAAGCAAACGCAGAAAATTCATTGTCCACAGCACAAGAAGTTTTAGTGAATGCTGGACAATCTTGCGAATCGGAAGTATCAAAACTTGAATCTGATTTATTACGATGGAAAGGTTATTTTGGAGTTTTGGTATTCGGAATTGGAATATTTTTGTATCTGTATTTAGTTCGGAGGTTATCAAAAAATGTCATATAGCATAAGACAATTATTGCCAGGCGACGTTTTAGATTTCCCAATCTTGCCAGAATGGGAGGACGGAACCGCTGCCGAACTAGACGAAGTATTGACACGCAGTGGACGCGGAATGGCTATATTAAAAAATGGCGAAGTTATCGGTGCGTTATGGTGCAGACCAGACAGTATAAAAAATTCACAGTGCATATCTGCGTGGAAATACAGACCGACAAAAGAATTATGTGTGTTTGTGCGAGAACTTATAGCGTTTATACACGCTGCAAATCCAGACCGCATAATATACACGATTTCAAAATCAGGTAAAGCGTCCGACAGATGGCACGAATTTATCGGTTTGAAAGAAAAAATAGAATTAAACCCACAACAAAACCAATACAGCACGGAGGCATAAAATGTCAAAAGGAGTTGAAGTAGTAACAAAACCTGTTGAAAAAACAGTAAAAGCAGTTACGAATACAGTTGAAAAAGCGGTCAAAGGTGTAAGCGAAACAGTTGAAAACGTTTATATGTCAGGACGCAATATTGTCGAGGGCACTGGACATTTGATAGCAGGTCATTCAGACGAAGCAAAAGATAAATTCACAAGTGCCACAGATAAAGCAATCCAGGCAGGAACAAATATCGCGACTGGCGGTGTGGCTGAAACAGTAGCACCAAAATTGCTTGATAAAGCAAGTGGTGCAATCGCAAAAGAAACAGTTAAAGTTACTGATAGTTTAATGCAACCTGTGGTTGATACAGTAAGAAGCGTTGGACACGTTGCAGAAGCAGGTTACGACGTTGTGAAAGGCGATTTCAAAGAAGCAGGAAAAGATATTGCAAAAGCCACAAAAGAAATCACACAAGCAGGTATGGGCGGTATGACGCTTGGTCTTGGAAAAGCATATACACCAGAGTTGTTAAAAGCGTCTGGGGAATTTGGCGGAATGGTTGGCAATTATTCCACAGGCAATTTCAATGCAGGAAGCCAAAACCTTGAAAATTTGACTGGTTGGGACGTTGATAATTCCATCGCAGAGGAAAGAGAACGTGCAGCCAAAGCCAAATACCAAGCCGAAGTGGACAAAGCAAATGCAGCAGAAGCACGTAATCGTCGTGCGAACTTGTTGGCATTACGTAAAGCGTTGGTGCCAAGTTTAAGTCGTTCGTCCCAAGGTGGCGGTGGTGCAGGTTATTTTGACGAAAAAAGACAAGGTGGTATTACACTTGGGTAATTGGAGGTTCTTATGCTAAACCAAACACAATTATCGCGTATTCGTGGAAACGCTAGCACGTCGAAGCAAGCGTGGAACAGTGAATATTTTGAAGCGATGGCTTATACACAGCCAGAACGCAACGAAATCTGGCGTGTCAAAGGTGGATTCCCTGGTAATCTGAAACAGATACCATTATTCACAACGGCTGGAAAGGTCGGTGTTGACGTGTTTGTTGCACGTATTCAAAACAAATTGACACCGTATGAAAAACCGTATTTTTCATTCAAACCAAAAGCAAGTTTTGTATCTGAATATGAAGCAGAATTACGCGAATTGTGTGAAAAGATTTCAGACCGTGTCAATGAACGCAAGAACGAATTGCGTTTGGACGATACTTTGAATGAAGCATATTATGACCTTGCAGCAGGAACCGCAGCAATCGTTCGTGAAAACACTTTATTCGGTGTGCAGTTCAAAAAATTGCCAATTACAGAATATATGCTTGGCACAGAAACACACCAATCAGTATTTCGCACAATAAAAATCCCTGCAAATATGGTCGGTGTGTATTTCCCTGAATTGCGTGGTATAAAAAATATCGGTGGACGTGAAACCACTGGTCCAGGTTCAGACGAGGAAATGCAATTAGAGGACACATTATATTTCAATGAACGTTCTGGCAGATGGGAATATTACTTGCAATTCAATAATAATATAATCCTGGTGCGTGATTACGGAAAACGCTGCCCAGTCCATTTATTCCACTGGACACGTGCGTCTGATATGCCTTATGGGACTGGTGTTGCTATGAAAGCAAAACCTGCCATCAAAAGATTAAATTCATATATCAAATGCAAATTGGAACTGATACCGTTTGCGTTCCCAATGTTTTTATCGACAGCAGGTAATTTCTTGGACCGTAACGTGAATTTCAAACCTGGTGGACGTATGTTTGTGCGTGATATTCAAGGCGTTCAACCAGTGCAATTATCACAAGCCAAGAATGATTTTATGCTGGAAATTCAGTCAGAGGAATTGGCAATCAAACAGATTATGCTTGATTACACATTGCCAAATGACCCAAGACAAATGACCGCAGCCGAAGTTTATGCACGTTCGAACCCACAAGACGAGATGGTGTCAATCGCAGTATCGAAAATGACAGCCACCATCAAAGAGATTGGTTGGGATTTATTCGACGACGTTTATGCACGTGAATTGGCTGGTATTACAAATATATCTTTGGAACAGTTGCACGAAGTGTTAGAATGCGAAGTGAATAACGACGCCCAGATGGACACACAAGCAATCAACAAGATATTACAATACATTCAAACAGTTGGTATGTTTGACCCACAGGCAATTTACCAGACGTTAGACCGTGGTAAAACACTGGAAACACTGGAAAAAGCATACAACCTGCCAATCGAAATCACTCATACAGCAGAGGAAATCGACGAAGCGGCAGACGCAGCAGCACAAGCCGCAGCCAACGCCCAGAATGCAGGTATGCAAGCCCAAATGATTATGGACGCCAACAAAGAACAGGCGAAAGCCGCCGCCCAAATCGAAATAAATGACAACAAATAACCAATGGAGGACATTATGGACGACAAAGAAGTTATGAATGTATCACGGATTCCAACACCACGTGAATTAAAACCTAATTACTGGGGTGCTGAAAAAATCGCTGGCGTGATTAAAAAAGAATCCGAAGTGTTAGAGGACATTATGGAAATGTTAGGTTGTATGGACAGACAAGAGGACGCTGGCACAATCAAACAAGTAAGCGAAATCGCTGGCACAGTCAAAAAGAACATTGAAACATTACAAACCATAATGAAAGCATACGATAATATCTAAAAGGTGTTAAAATGGCAACAACGGCACGTGATAATCTTTTGATGGAAATGTTTTTGCAATACTGGAAATACCCAGCAAAGCCAACATTTACCGACAGTCAAGGGCAAGACCTAGACGACGATTCAGTCGAAGCGTTGACCTTGGCTATGTATGAAACAACCAAAAATGAAGCGTTGATGGTGTATCCGTGGCGTTCAGCCCAGAAATACGTATTCTTGAATAACCCACAAACAAATAATACTGGCGATGGAAAATACAAATATATGTTTTCATTACCAGAGGATTTTTTGACAGCAAATGGATTTTGGTTGGACGAAAAACGCAGCCAGCCATTTCAGAACGGGGTTGATATTATCGGGAATATTGCAAAAACAAACAAAACAGCGTTTATGCTGCAATATACCGCTGATATGAAAGAAAACGAATCGAAGTTAGACCCTTGGGTGCTTGACTGGATTAAATTGTATATCGCTGCAAACTTGGCTGATATAGGTGGTGTTGACCCAAACACTAAAAACTTTTTGATTCAGAAAATGAATTTTGACGAACCGACATTGAAAAACAAAGATTTTGAAATGTCCCATCACGACGAAACCATTGGTAACGAGGGTCAATTCTTGCACGATTGGTATTAAAAAGGGTGGATTAAATGACGTTGAAAAGAAAGATTTTGCGTATCTCAAAGGGTCAGATAGCACCTGATTTGATAGAACGCACCGACATTGGCGTTCTTGACGCGTCAGGTCAAAAGATTGTGAATTACTATAATTCCAAGTATGGTGCTTTGAAATCTGCACCTGGAACACGTCTTGTTATTGCGTGGAATGGAATCAAAAAATGCAAATTACAAAAAATCAAACTCGCCAATATGAACGAGGGGTTTATTGTATTCAATGGAACAGACCACACAATATCAGTTTATAACAACCAGGCAGAACTTATATCGAATCTTTTGGCTGCTGCGTGGGTTACAACCAACAACGTCGATAACATAATTCTTGCACAGAACCAAGATTTGATTTTGGTTGCCACTGGCGATAATCCTATAATGCAGATAAATATAGACAATTTACAAGCAATCACGTCGTCTATATTCTCGATTCCAATGTCAAGCATATTGAAATCTGCGTCAATTACAGTTCCTGCATTGGACCCGTTGGTATTCCGTATGGGCAATTCAGGATTACCAGCGAATCCGACAAGTATAGGTATTGCAGTTGGGGACTTGGTATTTCCTAATTCAGGAACAGGAAATCCAAGCACAACGTTCCCTTGGGCAGTAAAACGCTTGGACGAAGTTGCTAGTTTGGACCAATGGCATATTTCAAGTGCCACAATAAATTACGCTGGAAACATAGCGTATTATACTTTGGACACAGCCAAGATTGACAATGTTGGCGATGGCGATTATGTTCCAGGCGATATTGTGCAAACAGACGATAACCGCACCTGGGAATTGCCAGACCCAGTTGTTGTTGGTGCGGATTTGATACCACAACAAACAACCAATTATACAACAGACCCATCAGGTTCAGGTCAAGCAACCACTGGTGGAACTGGAACAGGTTTGACAATTACCAGAACAGCCACAGGTCATACAGGTTATCAAAATGGCGACATTATCGAAATTGCCAATGGTGGAACATTTACGTATAATAACGGTGCTTTGACAGTAAATACACCATCTGCAATCTATACCATAGACCCAGCAGGGACAAGTTTGCCAACAATGGGTGGAAGCGGAACAGGTATGACGATTGACGTAACAAGTGCTAACACAACGACAATTTGGTCTGATTTTAATTATACGCCAGCAACCGACGATATTGTCAAAGACGTATTCAATAATAAATTGTGGGCTTGGGCTAATTCTGCTTGGGCAGCACCAACAGCAAACACAGACCAGACATATAACACACAATGGTATAATTCCGCAGTATCTGGTATTGTTAAAATTACAGCCAAAGATAACGGAACATTGTTTTCTTTAACGGCACCATCTGGTATTGACGCAGAAACATACGCACAAGCGGTTTTATATGGAATGACATTTGACGGTCAAGACGCAATCGGTATGTTACAAATACAGTCAATTACAGGAACCAAATCAGGTCAAACATTCGCAGTAAAAACGATTGACGGGGACACACTGGTATCATTTGATAAAAATTATGATAACAGCGACCCAGCCACAGGATTCACAATTAAATATTCCGAACAGCCAGTGTTTTCAGGCGATAAACCATACACCGCTGCAAATCCAACAGAACAGACCAATTACCCAACGTCAATTCTCTTTTATCAGCAACGTTTGGTTATCGGTGGAACAAGTTATAATCCGTCCCAAATGATATTCTCTGAATTGGGTAAATACAATTCATTCAAGGACGAATACTTGTCAAGTTCTGCGTTCCAGTTGGTTATCGGTTCAACAGAAAAAGAACAGATTAAAAGAATCTTATTGAACCAGGGTATTCAGATATTCACAACCAACAACGAATGGTTGATGGGCGACCAGACATTGACCCGTAATTCTGGGTTCTTGCGTAATTCGTCCATCGGAACGTCTGGTGTGGAACCTGTAATCGCTGCAAACGGAACAACATTATTCGTTCCAAAAAGCGGAAAGGGTTTGATTGGATTTACTTATAATTTCCAAACAGCAAGTTATATGACACCATATATTTCATTATTCACGGACTTGTTAGACGTTGGAATTGTTGATATGTGTCAAAAACGTGCTTTGGATTCCACAGACGATACATTGCTTTATATTTCAATGGCTGATGGTTCGATGGTTATCGGAAACTATTTGCAAGAACACGAAATTCAAGCATTCTGCAAACGTTCCAGTCCAAACACCCAGTATATGCAAACCGTTCAATGCGATGGACAGGTTATTCACTTGGTTGATAGAAATGGTAAAACAGGTCTTGAATTGCTTGACGAGGGATTATACACCGAAGCAGCTGCATATTCTGTATCATACAATCGTTTTACAGGCGTGGCAACATTGACACCGACAGGCGTTTATAACGGTCAAAAACTGAATGTTTATGACGAATTGCATAAATACGTCGGGGAATTTACTGTATCAAACAACCAAATCACGATTCCAGGAAGTATTGCACCAATCGGTATATCGGAAGTTGGTTATAATATTTCAAGTGAATTTATCAGTAACCCACAGAATATCGGACAAGAAACCAAGACGATTTACAAATCCATCACAGCGATTCGTTTGGCTTTGACTGAAAGTTCAAATCCTGCGTTCCTGAAAGTCGAAAACAAATCGGCAAGTTGGGTAAAAGACAATTTGGCTGAATATCGTCGTTTGATACGTCCAACACGCGACGCAAGATTCCACATTACAAACGAAAGATACCCAGTCGAAATACTATCTATGGAAATTGAAATAGAGGCGTAAAAATGGCATTGACATACACAACAGACAACACATACGCAGTCGCAAACTATAATATGTCTGCGATTCCACAAATTACACCGCCAAATATAACGTTGATTCCCAACGCCCAGAAACCAGACGTTATGTCGTTCTTGGTTCCAAAGACGGCTGGACCAATGTCTGCATATTCAAAATCAGGTTATGAAATATCTGTGCCAAAAGATACACCGTTATCAGCACTTGGTTCTATACCGAGTTCTGCACAGCCATCTATAACCGAATCGGCACCAGCAGCACCAGCAACAACAGATATTTCAACAACATTACCATCATATAACAGTGTTGAATTGGACAAGTTCCGTTCCATTTGGGGTTCAAGTGGGGACGACCAAAAAGATTACAATCGTTATGTTAAAATGGCTGGTATTGCCAAGGTTGGTTCTGCTGCATTGCAAGGATTGGGTGCTGTTGCAGACGCGTATTCATACACACAATTACGTCGTGAAACCGAGGGGACCAAAGACCAATACGAAACCCAAAAGAAAATAATCGACACAAATATCGACAAAACCGAATCGGCTTTGATGGAAAATCTTATGAGTAATATGGCTGATTTGGACGTTATGTCGGCTGCAAAGAATGTTGATTTATCGTCCCAAGCCATCGCAGGCGACAAAGCAAAGGGTGCGATGGACCTTGGAAAAGATATTTCAGATATGAGAACAAATGGTGCTTTACAAAAGGCAGCACTTGATTTAGAATATGCAATGAACGTAAGGAAAGCGAAACAACAAGAAATCAACAGTTATATCAACGCTGGATTACAGATTGCTAGCACAGCGATTTCATTATTATAAGGGAGGACACCGTGGCTAAACTTTATCAAAGACAGAATATTCAATTATCACGCGGTCCAATCATACAGCCAGAAAAACAAGCCAGTATAGGTGCTGCATTTGCCAAATTTGGTGCCGCTGCCCTGGACGAAGTTGCGAAAAATAACTTTGCACTGGGACACGCCAATTTAGTCAATTCGATTATCACAACCGCCTATGAAGCAAATCCCACAGATTTGAAACGCTTTAATGAAATGGTGCAATCTGGTATTGAAAAATCCACCAAGAATTTACCAGGGGAAATGTCGCGTAAGATTCGTCTTGATGCTGAAAAAAAAGCACTTGCTCTGAATAAGCAGATTCAAAACAATATGGTTAAAGCCGCGAATGCAGAATTGCAAAAGAAAACACAGACCGCGGTTGACGATATTACTGGCGACGGTCCAATGGGAATGCGTGCTTTGAATGACGCAATGATGGATTCGTTTATAAATCGGGACGAGGAGGGTGCAGCAGCCACACGTCAGTTATGGGATTTACAACACAAAAGATTATCAAACTTGGCTGAATTGAAAAACGCCAGCGGAAGTTATGTCATTGGAACAGCAACCGAACGCAACCTGTATAAGCAAGGTTTGTTTGGAAAAGTCGATTCGTTCAGACACGCCATCGAACAGTTACCAAAAGACGGTTTGAAAAAGTTTGACGAGGAAGTATTCCAAAACAAAGACGGTTTTGTTAAAGCGTATGGTATTGACGACAAGACCTATGACGATTTGGAAAAACTTATGAAAGCACGTCGCAAAGCATTTGACGCACAAGACAAACGCGAAATCAAATCACAAGATTATTTCAGATTGTCCCAGTTGTCAGCAATCGGGGAGGACGAATTGGCAGATATTGAAAAACGCGATTCGGTTACACCTGAAACAATCGACCTGATAAGAAAAGCCAAACGTCAAGCAGAAAAAGCAGGTGCCAGCAAAGACGCTGCATATAACTTTGGGGACCAGAACGAGGGATTTCTTGCTGCAATTATGGAAATGCAAGACGTGGTTACGTCAAAAGACGATGGTTCGCCTGAATATGCAGATAAATTATTACAGGCAGCAGCAAAGGCAGATACCGCTTTGACGAAAATGTATAAAGCAGGTTTATCAGAGGACGCAACACAATTATTACGTCGTGGATTGACCGAATCGGTATCGTCGCAAGATTTCGCTGCGGTTTTAGACACAAGCGATTCGTCTTTAATATCTGAATTGACACGTGGTGCAAAACACGATTTTGATTCCAGGGTTGCAGAACAAGAAGCAAAAATCAGGGCAAAATACCCAGACGCAGCCACAAATCCAATGGCTGAAAGACAGATGGTTCAGGAATTACGTAACCTGCCATCACGCACAGGCGATAAAATAAATGTTGGAATGGGATTAAATATGCGTTACCCTGAAATAAGTGAGGACACAAAGAAAGGTATGCGTGCCTATGCAAGTCAAGTTTATAATGCGGCTATGATTCAGGCAGCACAAGGCGATTATGCTGGTGCTATGCAGACAAGGGCTGATGGAAACCGTGAACTGATATTTATGAAATACGGACAATGGATTCCACGCCACCGCTTTGAGGAACTGGAAAAAGATTTGAAAGCAGGACGCAAAGCGTATATCACAATCGGAAATTCGCAGTATGAATATCTGGGTGTATCACAAAATGACGTTATCTTAAAAGGGAGGTTTTAATGGCGGAAAATTACCAAGACCCAATCGTTGATACAGAAAATGAAACAACATTGGGAAACGCAATCGTGGCAGAAAATGATTTAGCACCAAATGACGACCCACGTCTTGACCCGATTTTACCGTCCCAAATGACCTCTGCACAGAAATTGCCATCAGACCACGATATGACAATGGCAGAAGCAATGCGTCAATATCGTATTACCCAAACAACAATCGACCAAAGATTAAAAGGACCAGAAACTCATTTTTGGGGAAATGCTGCAAAAGGTGTAAAAGATTTTGGAAAGGAAGTTGCTGCGTTCCCTGATAAATTCAATGCAGCCGTTTATCGTGCTTTTAATGGGCACTTTTTCCCAGATATGACAGAGGAACAAGCGGTTCGTTTGATGGAATCGTCAACACAGATTGCGTCCCACGACCAACAAATGCGTAATTTACTTGCGTCATACGAGGGTGCAGGCGATTCGATTGTGCGTCCGTTCTTTTCTGGTGCTGCACAAGTTATATCATACGGTTTGGTTGGTGCCTTAACTGGTGGTGTTGGTATCGGTGTGATGGCAGGTGTCCAGGAAGCAACCGATATATCGCAAGAAATGGCAGAAAACTATATGAAGCAAAATGACGGTTCGCTGCAAGGTTACAAAGGAAGCGAGGACGCTATATTTGCTGCTGCCCACGGTGCCGTATCAGGTTATATCGAATCGTTTTTTGGTGTTGAAAGATTATTTACAAACGCCATCAGAAAAACAGGTATCAAAAAGATTGGCGAATATGCTGCACGTGCTGCACTTGGCGAGGGAACCGAGGAATTTTTACAAGAGGGTTCCAAGTATTTATTTGAAAACCTTGCAGGTCGCAACGATAGAACATTTGGCGAATTTTTGAAAGACGCGGTTGTGAATGCTGCTTATGGTGCTGCTTTGGGTGGTGCGTTCGGTGGTGCTATGTATTACCCGAACGTCAGACGTATCAAAAAAGCGTTGAAACAACAGGGTTATACAGAGGAACAAGCAAACGTCTTGGCACCTGCAATCGTCAACGAAGCCAAAGATAGTATGCTGAAAGAAGTTGACGACAGAACACAGATACGCGAACACTATGGGGAACAGTGGGACAACCTGAAAAACAAAATTGTTACCGCTTTGGAAAATGCAGGTTGGCGTGAAACAAACCCAGATATTGACCTGGAAAAGTATGCAGAGGACAACGCGGACGATATTGTCAGACCATTATTCAGATTCTCAAACAAGTTCGGTATTGACACACGCGATTTGATACAGTTGGCAGATATTGACGTAATAGACAATGCAATTTATCTGCGTCCTGGCGATTTGGGAACACCTGAAACCATCGCAAACAGAATCAAAGAAAAACAAGCACAGGTCAAACGTTTGACGACCTTGGCTAAAACTGGTGCAGGCGACCCAGAAACAAAACGTGCTTTGAATACCCAGATTGAATTGTTGCAAAAGTATTATGAAAAAATGACAGGCGACAGATTCAATGCTGCACGTCGTGTCCGTGCTGGAAAGGCAAAGATGGACGCTGAAATCTTGGCAACCACAGCCCCAGCCGTATCAGAAACAATCGCAGCCATCGACACAACACAAATGTCCAGTGGCGAACCAACAACACAAATACGTGAAAAATTGGACGGTCAACCGTTTGTTTATGTTGGCGATAAGCAATTACCAGTTGAATATAAAGTGGTTCCTATGGACGAAGTTATTGCGTCCCATATAGGTCAAGATATAAATACCAGATATTCATTGAAAGAATTACAGAATCGGGCACAACGTGGAAGCAGAACCGACGTGTCAATCTTGCAATCCAGGGCAGCAAAGATTCAACCTGAAAACCTTGGAATTGCATATAATACTCAAAACGGTGCACCAGTTGTCAATGACAAAGGCGAAGTGATTGCTGGAAATGGTCGTTATGAAGTATTACGTATGACGGACGAAAAAGGTCGTGCCAGATACAATAAATACCTTGAATCACTTGGTTTGGATTTGACAGGTATAAAAGACCCAATCTTGGTTCGTGTTATGCATAATTTGACACCAGAACAACAAATCGCAGTGGCAGACGCAAGTAATGTATCGGCAACGTCTGCATTCGATAACGCCAGCCAAGCAGCACAAGACGCAAAGTTATTGAAAGGCACAAATGGCGTAACGGATTTCTTGAATAAAATCCCAATCGAATCACGTCAAGGTTTATTCTTGGCAAATGACCGCGTGAATAAAGTTGCTTTGGACCGCAGATATAACGACGCTTTAATGATGTGGTTATTGAATGGCGACACAGCATTATACGAGGAATTGTATTTGATGGGTGGAATCACACAAAAGATTCAAACCGCATTGAATCAGTCAATCCCTGGTTTAATGTCGCTGGAAAACCAATACCCAGACGTTGGTATTCGCAAAGACCTTGCAAACGCATTGAAAAGATACCCACAGGTTGCACGTTCACAAGATTTCGCATTGACTGTATCACAGGTTGAAATCGACGATGGCAGACCTGATTTATTCAATGAAAACGCTTTGTTGTATGCGTTGAATTTTGGAAAGAATACGAAAACCTGGGAGGGCACAGGTGCAGACAGATTACAGGTCGGTTTGACATTACCTGAATTTTTTGACACATACACCCAGAAAGCAACAACCAATCAGGAAAATATCGGTCAGGTCGATATGTTTGGACAACCGCTGGCAGTGGAACAAAGCAGAGGGGATTTGCTTGCTGAAACTTTGACGCTGGCTTTCCCACGTGAATTTCAAGATGGTGCGGCAGTCAGTCGTGATATGAAAGCGGTATTCTTGACACGTGCCCAGACAGCACCAACACAATTAAATCAGATAGATTTGTTGGACACAGTGCAACCGTCATTATTCCCAGACGACACGTCAACAGCCAGTGCAGTAAGAAACTTGCCTTGGGAAACGCCAGTCAATGTATCGAACCCAACATTCTTTAATCGTATGCCAGACGCAAACGACATTGAAGTCGCACGCAACAATGGCATAGATTCGTTCTTGATACTTGATAAAAACGAAGTCCCATCGAAACTTGTATTGTTGGACGGTTCAGTTATCGGTCTGAAACCTGGTGCCAAAGTGCCATCAGGAAAGGATTTATACAAACCATCGACAACGAATCAGTTATTCCAGGAACAGTTAGACCTGGCAAGAGAAAACGCACGTATGGACGATATTTACCCTGCATACGAGGGCGAAACAATCGACATAAATGGAAAACAACGGACGGTTTATAATTCCACTGGCAAACGCATAGCAAAATCAGCGGAAGCCCTGCGTAATTTCTATAAGTGGTTTGGCGATTCAAAGGTAGTTGATTATAAGAACAGACCGCTTGTTGTATATCACGGAACAGATTATGTGTTTGATACATTTAAGCCAAGTTCTGATGGCAATTTTGGCACAGGAATATACACGGCAAATTCAAAAGAAATGGCAAAGAATTATGGCAACATAATTATGCCTTTATATATTAAAATATTAAATCCATTAGATAGTGGTATAATATCTAGTGAAATATCTGAAAAAATAATAAGCGACATTGAAAAAAGTAATTTATCAGATAAGGAAACAAGAATCAAACAAATAAAAGAAAATCCAACAGACGGAAAAAATATTTTACGGTGGGCTTCTGATAAAATTATAAGAAATAATTTTGATGGTATAATGTATTATGATAATACTGGCTTAGAAATAGTTGCCTTTGAACCAACCCAAATCAAATCCACTGATAACCGTGGAACATACAGTGCTGATACACCGAATATTTATAATCAAGGACGACGTGTAAATGGATTTTATGACCCAGAACTTGAAGTGATTGTTTTGGGACGCAGTTCTAATACTGGAACATTACCGCACGAAATGTCGCATTACTGGGCAAACACTATATTCAACCTGGTTAAATCGGGCAAATATAACAATAATCCTGATTTTATGGCACAGGCAATGGGAATGTTTAGAATGTTGGGTGTTGGTATGAACCAAGACACATTGACACGCGACCAACAAGAAATGTTTGCGTCAATGACCGAAGCGGTTATCTTTGGAATGGCACCAATCCCACAAGGGACCGAATTACCAATGACAGCGTTCTTAAATTGGGTTCCACAGAAATACAAATCCATCTTGGACATTGGTTATCGCAATTCAGAGGGAAAGATTATAAACCCAATCTTGGACAAACAAGCGGTTGAATGGTTTAATGCGTGGTATGCAAATGGAACATTGCCGTCCATCGACGCTTCGCCTTTAATGATGGAAAATTCAAATGGCGAACAAGATGGTCGTATAATCCCATCGTCCACAGAGGTAATGAAAGTCCGTGTTACAGAAATGACAACCGAATCGGACAACCTGAAACGTGCCAGAACAGAACAAATGACAGAAGTAACCGATTCGACACCTGCGAGTGAACGTGCGGCTGCGGCTGGTGCAGAAGTCAAGATTGAATCTGAACCAGGCAACATTGAACGCAGCGAACCACCAGCAGAAAAGAAACGTGGCATAATGTCTTATTTGATTCCAGGACGTGGCACAAATACACGCGAGGGAATGTTTGCTGCTGCACGTGATTATATCAGCAAAGAACGTGCCCACGCAGAGGAAATCGCATTTGGAAGCCCAGCAACCGTTCCAAACGATACAGGTGTTGACCGTGCGATTTTGATTCGTGTTTTGATGGAGGAATACAAACAGGGCGACCCAGAATATGCAGAATTATATCATAACCTGGCTGAAACAGTATCATTGGCTGGTAAGACCCCAGGTTTATCAAACGATATGAATTTCCAGTTCTATAATGAAGCAGTCAGACGTATTACTGATGGAATGGAGGGTGTTGCAGCAATCAAATACGCAGGCACACGCAATCTAAATAAAGCCAGACGCACATTCAATTCAGACATTGACGCATTCATACAAGAACACGCTGCCAAGATTCTGAATACCGCACCTGATACAGAAAGACGCGAAATGTTGATAAAGCAAATGTTGGCAGAAGCGTCCGTGAAGTTTGCAGGCGATAACGTAACCCAGTTGAACCAAGAGGATTTACGTCGTGGACGCAGTATCAAATCAGCAGACCGTGCAGTATTTACTGAATGGGCGAATCGTGAAATCCGCAAAATGTTGAAATCGGCACCTGATACAGACATTATAAATCGCACAATGGAATTATCAGAGAAAGCGGAAAAAGCACGCAAATATCTTGATTCCAACGATAACGCAGAAGTTCAGGCAGCAGGTAAAACGATTCGTGAATGGCAGTTATTCGTGGCTGAAAAAGAAGTTCCCGAAACCTGGTATTCAAAACTGATTGGTTCGTGGTATCCAAAGGCAATGTTGTATAACATAAATACCCATCTGGTAAATATGACAGGCAATACGTTCAATTATGGAATTGTCCACGCGGCAGTTGCTGCACAGTATAAGAATGGCAACAAGGTATCAAAACATTCACTGGACGCAGAAAAAGAACGTTTGCATAGATTGTATGATACGTCTTTAATGAATTTGGCTGCGATGGAAAACCCAACAAGTCCGACATTGCTGCACGGGGAACAATACAATCCACGCGAGGGAAAGTCCACAATCGGAAAGGTTGCAGATTTCTCAATGGATTTGCTGGGTAAAGAGGACGCTATATTTAGAATCCGTGCATACCTGGACGCATTGGGACACATTGCAACCGCAGACGCAGTTAAAACAGGTGGAAGCCCAACAGAATTGTTTAATGAATACAAGAAAATCAACAATCCAAAGGGAACACGTGCATACGAAGCCAGATTGGAAGCATTGCGTATATCTGATATAGCGGTATTCCAGCAGACAGGCGTATTATCGTCTGCATTGAAAAAGGTCCGCGACGCATTGAACTTTGGACAACGTGGCGGTCTTGGGACATTGCTTGGACCATTTGTTAAAACGCCAGCGAATATCGTGGAACAAGGGGCACGTGCAATCTTGGCACCGATTACCTCAATATATCACGGCTTGACTGGTAAATGGACAATTCAGGATTCCCTGGACACTGGTTACTTTGCATTGGCTTGTATCTTGACGATGGGACTGATGGCAGATTATGAACCGCCATACGAAGTTCCACAAAGATACGACCCAAATAAACCATACGATTCGATTCGTATTCGTGGCACTGATACCTGGATTAAACTTGACACATTCGCGTCCGCAGCAGTTCCATTGCGTATAATTGCGTCCATCGCAACAGGCAAAGGACTTGGAATTGCTGGTGCGTTTGACGAAATACCTTTGATTGGGGATTTATCAGACGCATACAGTGAAGCAGCCAGAATCGAAAAAGACCCATACAAACAAGGTATTCGATTTGGTGCTAACTGGGCATACAACCGCGTCAACACAGCGGTCCCAGCCATCATTAAATACACGATGGCAGCAATGCACCCAGCCGATTTGAACCTGGACGAAATAGATTTGGGATTACCAAAGACAGGTATCGGACGCAAGATTGGACGTCAATACGGATTGGACGGTGGCGACACAACAACGAACGATATATTGCGTATATTCTTTAATAGATTGAAAGTTTATAAGGAATAGACACTATATATAGATTTTTTGGTTCGACATTGAAAAACCGAAAAAATCTGTGTTGCAGTAAATCAGCGGTGTTGAATACTCGACACGTGTGTCGATTCTAGCAAATCCGCAGGGTGCAGAGGGCGTTTGTCAACATAGCAACGCATTTCTGCACCATACAGACGGAAAAAAGCGGTTCGTTTTGATATACATTATTTTTGTCAATACTATATATAGTGTATTTCAAAGCGAATTGGGCGGAAAGTAGGCGAGATTTCAGAAGCCGAAATCACGACAAAACGCTTTATATCAGTAACCGACGGGTTATCGCAATCGCAAAATGGAACGGACACGCAGCCGATAGGTCTTTTATACGTTATAAAAATCAGGAATAAAAATCGTATTTATCGTAAATAACGCAAAAAGTGGCGAAAAACTGGGAAAAAGATATTTACGACACAAATAATCGTATAAAAAGATATAAGAATGTATGATAGATTCAGATATGGAATAAGTCAAAAAAACTATAATTATTTAACATATTGCCAAAATAACTATAAAAAATCACTGTGTTTTATCTTTACTTTGAGGGACAATAAGTAAAGTTTTGAGTAGTAAATATTTACTTTATACCTGGAAATCTGCGTCAAATCGTAAAAAAATAAGTTTTATTATAAGTTATAAGTGAGTTTAATATAAACCTAAAATAAGTTTATACTTGACATTATACGATGGTCTGTGTCATATCATATATTGAAGCAAAAGATTTTTTCATTTGTTTTCTTTTCTGTGCGTAATACCCTGGCTGTTCCTTTCATTCCTTTTATTCTTGCCAGGGTATATTTTTTTATTTTTTTATTTGACATTCTTAAAAATGTATGTTATTATAAGCATACAGAAAGACCATAAGGGGGTCAAAGAGTTTGGAATCCTGCCCTTATCAGGATTCCATCAAACTATAAGGGAGTTTGAAAAATGTTAGATAAGGTTACAAATTTTATAATAGGCACGGCAGTATTTATGTCGATACTTGCTGGTGGTGTTTATTTGATTTCACGCCAGGCGACCAAAATGCAACAATACGCAATCGAACATAATTGTAAATGGGATTATAACGATATGTGTTATACCAAGGAACAAAAACCTTGGTTGTTTGACTAATGGAGGTTGCTATGACATACAGAGATAAAATTATTGCAAATATCACACAGTTAGAGGATTATGCTAGAACTTGCTTTGTGCAGTTGTTGAAATTGCCAAACGGTCAAGGTAAAACCGTAAATGAATTTATAGATTTGTTTATGCAAGATTTGACCGATGGCGAATTGTGGGACACTGGACTTGTTGTTTGTATTGACGAATTGTTGCCAGATTGCAGAAATGCACAAAAACCACAAGAAACACGTCTTTATAATTTGGTTGCTGATTGGATTCACGATAATTTGCACCAGTGCGAGGATTGTGGCGAATGGTATAATATGGAACAAGACGGGTATAATGATGGTGTGTGTCAAGAATGCCAAGCCCATCGCAACGCCAACGACCCTGATACAATCGCAGATTTCTTGAACGATTTAGAGAGGGAACAAAATGATTAGAGTTGTTGGTTACATTGGGAAAGTTTATGTATGTGAGGACCTGCCAGACACGGCAGCGAATCGCACTATGATTAAATATGCCCTGGAACACGGTATGACCGCAGCAATAATGAGGTTATAAAATGAAAAAAGAAAAGACCAATTTACCAGCCCAAAAAATGTCGATAACCAGTATGTCGGGTTTAATCCACACGGACGCACCCGAATTATACTGGCAGAACGACCAGACAGGCGAACCTGAATTGTGCCGTAAGAAACTGATTTACGCAGAGGAATTATACAAGGCACTTGGTTTGACACCAACGCAGCGTGCACGTTCCATCGCAAAATGGAAAGAACGCGGATTCGAGGGTATTGACTGGAATAACCGTGAAATCAAAACTGGACGTGGACGTGGTGCAGGTTCCATCGTGCAATCTGCTTATTTGCGTGTTGAATTTGCAAAGAAAATATGTATGCAAATCAAAACACCAATCGCAGACGCGGTGCGTGATTATCTTATAAAAGAAACCGCTGCGTTTTGGGCTGCTGCAAAACGTCAAGCCCTAGCGGTTGCCAATCCAACAGTTCAACCACAGATTCCATTATCAGACGCAGTCCGTCAGGTTGTGGAAAAAGCCGTAAAAGAAGCGGTTGCGGTTGCAGTTGCAGAAAATAACGCACGTAACCAGGAAGCGTCGCGTGCATTATACAATCAAAAGTTCGCGTTGTTAGAGGACATTAAATCTGAACGCGTTGACGAACGCAATCGTTCCAATTTGCGTGCACATATATCAAATATGGTTCGCAAACATTGTTACGAGAAAGGCGAGGATTATAAAGTATTTTGGGAAAAATGCTATAATTCATTCAAGATTCGTCATAAATCTTGCGATTGGTTCTGGGCGTTTTCACAGGCGAAAAACAAAGTGGAGTTTATCGCTGAAAACTTGCCATTGAAATATCTGCAAGAGTTCCAGCAGATAGTCGTATCTTTTATACTGGAATACAGATAAAACAGAAAGGAGTAAAAACAAATGAAAAACAAAAAACAATATAATTACAAGTCGCTTGAAAAAGCCACCAAAGCAGAATTGCAAGCGTGGATTTCAGAGATATTATCATATTTGCGTCCGTTGGCACCAAATTATGACGTGTCGCCTGAAACCATCGAAGCATTTTGTAATGACTGGACTGGCAAAAGCACAGACGCAGTCGCTGTAACCAATGATTATTTCAGCGAATTTTGGCGTCTATACCCACGCAAAGTCGGTTCCAAAGCAAAGGTCAAACAAGCATTCAATAACGCAGTCATTCGTGGTTCCACACCAGAACAGATACTGAATGGGACCGCTATGTATGCACGAATCCGTAATGAAATTACCAAGAAAGACCCATCAAAAGAATGTTTTACGGCACACCCGACAACATTCTTGAATCAAGATAGATTCTTGGCGGTTGATTCAATGCGTAAGGAATTACTGGGTTTAATCGGTAATACGCCAATGGCGATTGCCACTGTAACAGGATTTTAAGAGGTGGAAATATGTATGGTTCAAAATACCCAGCAAGAATTTACCCATACTGGAAAGACAGAAAATGCGAACTTTGCGGAAAAAACGTATGCAATTCAGTATTTGAATTTGAGATAAGTTGGTTCCGTGGGGAGGACATTTGTGTTGGTGTGTGTAAAAATTGCGAAAACAAAATAGAACAAATTAAAAAACTTGCAAAATCAAAAATAGAAAAGGATTAAAAATGGAAAATGCACCAGATTTAGTAATGACAAACCCAACAGCAGGATTGGACAGTCAACAATTATTATCGTTCGTTCAACGTATTGAAAAATTGAACGAGGACAAAGCCGCCATCGAAGCCGATTTGAAAGAAGTTTTAGACGAGGCAAAGTCCGCTGGATTCGATAAAAAATACGTCAAAGAGATTGTTAAATTGCGTAAATTGGACAATGACGAATTATACGAACAGGACGAACTTATGAAAATGTATCGTGAAGCGGCTGGATTATGAAAAAACAAAAAATAAAAATTCAAAGCATATATGGGGACTTTGTTGTAACCGCAAATTGTCCAAAGTGTCGTTTTCGGACTTGGGTTATAAAAGTCCCCGATGGCGTTGAGGTGTGGTGCTCAAATTGTAGCACCAAACTTGCTGAAAGGAAAAACAAGCCAACAGAAAGGAAGCAAAATGACTGAAAATAGATTAAAATTCCGCGTCTATGATACAAGACGTAAGGTTTATTTTAATGACCCAGTGCCACCATTAAATTCAGATGGAACATTGGCATTTCAAAGTTTGCACCTAGATTTTCAAAAATGTTATATCACTGAACAATGCACAGGTCTGAAAGATAAGAACGGCAATCTCATTTATGAAGGGGATGTTGTTAAAGCAGTAACAAATACTTATAAAGTTATCTGGATAGGTATCGTTGGGCAATCAAAGATTCACAAGGTTATATTTTTTCAGAATACATAAATGATTTACTTTATGATTGTGAAATCATCGGCAACATACACAAACAAGCAGAACAAAAGGATGTAAAATGAACTTTAAGAAAAAAGCATTATTAAAAATACTTGTTATAATTGCGGAAATCTTGGGAAAAGATGTAGATGGCTTTTATACTTGGAAATTAGAACACGCAATCAACGAAGCAACCAAAGGTGGCAACAATGAGTAAAGATATTTGGCATAAATTACCAGAACAACCAGAAAATGGCAAAGATGTTATAGAGAGATGGCATCATCTTGGAATACACTATACGCATTTTGTTGCGAAAAATGGTATTGCGGAAGATAACCCTTTTACAGATGCTTGGTGTTATCTTGACGACCTGCTTGCACTTGAAACCGAATTAGACCGCACACGCAAGGCATTGGGCGTTTCCGTTGATATGTTAAAAATTATGAAAGATGGTTTGCCAAACGGAAATAGGTGGAAATGGGAAATTGACAAAGCCCTAGAACAAATAACAGCACTAGAACAAAAGGATGTAAAAGAGGATTAAAACAATAAAACATAGAAAGAAAGGAGGAAAGGTTGAAAATTCGCAATTTACGTTATGGTGTGTTTTATAGACCCATAGATACACCGATGGGAAAGAAAGGTTGGTGTGGCGATATACATTATGACGAATTTACGCCACACAGAAATAATAAGAACAGCAATCGGGACAACCGCCACGTTATCGCTGCAAACTGGACCCATCGTGAATTGCACTTTGGTCCCTGCAATACCGAATCGGAATTGAGAGAGATTTACCAGCCAGAAGTTGCCAGATTGCAAGAAATTGAAAAAAATCCAGTTTATGAAAAATAACACTTGACTATTATAAAAGTGTATGTTATCATAAGCATACATAAGAGGTAAAATATGAACCAGTTACAAACTTATGACGATATGGACCAGACAAACCCAACAGACAGAATCCGTGCTGCTGCACCTGCATTCTTTGTTGACGCTATGAAAAAATATCTGGCTCGTAATTCGATTCGGACAACCGCACCAGAGTTCGCGTTCTATTGTGCGTGCACCTGGGACGAACAAAAAGATTGGTTATCAGCAGACAATATAAATGACGTGCTGCGTGAAATTGTTTGCGATTTACCGTTCCCACGCTTGCCAGCCGATACGGACTGGGTAAAACCACGTGGCGAATATTATGCAGAAAAACGCAGACAAGAACAGGAACTGGAATATCAAAAGCGTAAAGCACTTGAAAAGCCACGTTCTAAACCAACACCAGAACAGATTGCACGTGTAGAAAAGATTTTACACGGGTCAATTAAAACACTAACATTAAAATAAGGGGTAATGTTATGAAAACAGAAAACAAACATTTTTGGGACATAAAACAACACTATTACGGAGACGCAGGAACGTTCGATATACAAACCAATCCTGAATGGTTGGCTTTGCGTCGTGGTAAATTTACAGCGTCAGAGGCAGCCGATATGTTGTCCAGTTCACGCAGCAAAGACGAAGTCCTAGGTAAGACAGCCAAAGCAGTATGTCGTCGTGTATTGACAGATAGATTTACCAGTTTTGAACGTCCAGCGGACAAAGACGCCTGGGCATTAAAAGATTCGGTTGCACGTGGATTACAGTTAGAACCACACGCACGCGAATTATACGAACAGCAAACAGGATTCAAGGTTCGTGAATGTGGATTTGTGGAACATTGCAGCGGTTGGTTTGGTTTTTCGCCAGATGGAATTGTTGAGGACGAAAACCTTGGTATTGAAATCAAATGCCCAGAACCAGACAATGCACAGCGTCTGATTGACGAGGTTGGCGACCCAGACCACTTGAAGCAAATTGCGTTTGCAATGTGGGTTGATGGTCTTGATTGTTATGATTATGTTGTATATTCGCCTGAATTATGTCAAGGTTTAGAACTGGACGACCAAGTGTTTATATTCAGTTTTTCAAGGGACGAATTACAGGAATATATCGACGAAATCGACAAACGTGCACCGATATTACTGGAATACATAAATAAATCCGTGTTGAACCTTAAAAAGATTGGTAAAAAACGCCAATTTATACACGCACGCAGCAAGTAATAATAATGGAGGGACAAATGCTTCGATTTATATTATTACTTGTATTTGCTGTTTTCTTGTTGTTTTTGGTGGCTTATGTGGAAGCCAAAGCATACGAGGAATATGTGGAACAATGCAAATCAAACCATCAAACACCTATGTCGTATGAACGATGGTCTTGGGAAAGAGGACAAAAAAATGATATGGAAAGCGATTAAAGGTTTTCAGGGTTATCAGGTATCTAATACTGGTATTGTGCGTTCTATAAAGCACAAACAACCAATTATTATGAAACAAACTGAAAGTCCAACGGGTTATATGAGAATAAATCTAAACCAAAACGGTCATCATATTGTAGCGGTGCACAGATTGGTGGCAGAAGCATTTATTCCAAATCCTGATAATTTAGAAACTGTCAATCATATTGACGGAAACAAAAAAAATAATTGTGTGTGGAATTTAGAATGGTTGTCTGTTGGCGATAATATTAGACATTACAAAAACAACAACAAACTTAAAATTCATTTGCAAGTAAAATATAATCACGAAAAAATGATAAAAGCCAAAGGAACAAAAGAAGTAAGGAATATAACCACAGGCGAAATATTTGCAAGCACAAAAGAAGCCGCAAAAAAATATAAGACAAGCGACCACGCTATAATCGTTGCAATATGTCATAATCATAAATGTATGGATTGTTTATGGGAATATACAGGCAATTATAGAAACAGAACCGCAAAACCGATTCGCAAAGTATCGTCCAAGATGGCGAAACGCGTCAAGGATTATCGGGAAATTGCGTTTGCGACCTGGGGGGAACGCTGCTTTATATGCGGACGCCCTGCACCACGCACCGAACTTGACGTGCACCACCCATTCTTGCGTGGCAATGGCGATAACGTGGTTATTCCATTGTGTAAGAAAGGTTGCGGTTGCGGTGCCCATAATCACACAGGAAACGATAAAAGATTACTGGAAATCAACAAAGTAATCTATAACAAACTGTATATGATGGGACAGGCATACGTATTCAATAACGAATCCAAGCGTTTATATGGTGTTGATTACCCAACATATTACAAACAAAGGACGATGGTTGAAATAGCGAAAAAAGTATCAAAGCCATTATCAAAAGTGTTATCAGACGCTTATTTAGATATGGCTAACTATGGTAATGCTAAAATCACAGAAAAGGATTTGAAATGAAAACATTACTGATAATTTTAATAATTTTGATTCTGTTTATTTTATGCCACGGTATTAAAATAACCATCAGAATCGACGACGAACCAGAAAAAAAGGACAATAAAAATGGCATTTCAAAATAAAAATCTTGCTGTTTTATGTTATGCAAACGGTTTTACGCTTTGGCATTACAGAACAGACGACACAATGGACGAAGTATCACAACCATCATATTTTTCAAGCGTATATGGAATGATAAATGTTGGCGATATTATGTTATTGACTTGCGACGATAAATCAGGATTTCGTATGATAACTGATATAATCGGCAACAATTTTGTTAAACTTTGTGAATTGCAATAGAGGACTAATTATGGAACAGTTATACAAAGAAACCGCGATTGTTGCTGAAAATATGCAAAAATACGGTGGAAGTTTTGCAAGCCGTCTTGGTGCTGCTTTGCAATATGCAGATATAAATAACATAATGAAAATAAAAACCACGTGGTCTGATTTGTGGGACACGTATTTGAATTGGGGTAATAACGATGGAAAATAAAACTAAATATTTGACAGTTTTGGACCAGTTATTCAAAGTTGCCGAATCAAACAATATAACCAAGCGACAGATTGGTATTGTATTATACGGTAAAAACTGGCGAAATATTTATAAAATCAAAAGCGAGGACGCTAAAATTGCAGCACGCAATCGTAAAATCGAACACATAATTCAAGCAATTTTGGAGGACAAAAATGCCTAATTTAAGTTTAGAAAAAAAACTGGAACAGAGAGAGGATTTTATCAACGACGTTTATGCTTTACTTAAAAATAGTAATAGTAAAGCGGCAGTTGTTGAGGTATTATTACATAGGGTTGAATGTCAAATACACGCACAAAAGTTGGGAATTATATAAAATGACTACGCCACAAATAAGCAATAACGATTTTATACAATGGTGCAAAACAGAAAAAGGAATACCGAATATATTGGTGGCACCTTTTGATACCTGGTTATCTTGTATAAACGAATATTGTGATATATATTACAAAGATTATTATATAACAACATTAAAAAAACTGTGTAACAAATAGGAGGAAAAATTGAAAATACTTTGTTTTTTAGGATTCCACAGATGGAAAAAAATTGAATCAGAATCATACGGAACGCATACTGTTATATTGCGGTGTGAACGCTGCAAATCTGAAATACGATTTGAATATACGGACGCTGGTGCACAACATATCAGCGGTCAAGTATCTTGGATTAAACCACGAACCAGCAAACAAAAAGCAGCCGTCCGTAAATATTTCAAGGCAATACTGAAAAAGCATAAGATTCTTGAAATGGCTGGATTGCCAAAGCGTGATAAAAACGGTTTTTCTTATTCGCTGGGTAACAGAAAACAAAGACGGGCAACCGCCAGAAATTATAACCGATACAAACGGAGTATCAAAAATGTTTAATTTTTGGGTTGGGTTTTGTTTTGGGTTGCTTGGGTATCGTTTGTGGCACCTGGGCGACATAGCAGAACAAGAAAGAAAAAAGGATTTGTGATGGGACGACCAAGATTATCAGACGAGGAAAGAATCAAAAGACGTGCCGCTGCGATTGCCCGTGATAATATAAAACGCGGTCATATTCCAGGTGCGGTTGGAAAACCACCTGCCAATATTGACCGTAAAAAAGAAGTCGTGGCTGGCAACCTATTTGTAAAAGAAAGCCCACGACGCGTCAAAATGCCTCTATTACCAACAAATCCAACACCACAGGATTTGAAAGATTTTATTCTTGCATTGGCAGAGGAAGCCGCACGTTCTGGGAGTGCACCAGCAATGATTGCAGCTGCCAATACATTACAAAAAGAGATTGACCGATTCGAACGAACCAATCCACCGAAAGCGGAACCGCCTAAACCGCGTCCACGTATTCCAGTGGAAGTCGAAATCGAAACGGTTATTTGTCCACATTGTCATAAAACTTTTGAGGTATAAAAATGGCATATCATATAGTAAAAAACGACAAAGGCACAACAAACAATAAAAACGATAAATGTATGACACCAAAAAATATCGCTGAAAAATTGGTTCAATTATTACCTATTGAATCTTGTGATTTGTGTCTTGACCCATTTGCTGGAACTGGTGTATTTTATAATGCTTTCCCATCTTATAGGAAAGATTGGTGCGAAATTGACCGTGGTCGTGATTTTTTTGATTACCAAGAAAGCACTTGTTGGATTATATCAAATCCACCATATAGCATACTAGACGCAGTTTTAGACCATAGTTTTGAATTGGCTTATAATGTTGTATATTTAGTTCCATTATCAAAAATTTTTAGTTCTATGCAACGTATTCGTAAATGTCAAAAATATGGGAATATCAAAAAGATTTGGATTTTGTCTGCTAGCAAATGCGGATTTCCGTTTGGATTTCCTGCTGCGTTTGTTTGGTGGCAAAAAGATTATAGAGGCAAGACCGATATAGTCGAATTAAAAGAAGTATAACCAAAAACAAAAGGACTAAAAATGGCTAAAAATTATGCAATCGGCAGACATTTATCGACCTGGTGGAACGAGGGTCAAGATGGCAAACAAGGGTATCGTAACGTCGTTATCAGACGCAGATACAAAGACAAGTCAGGTTTGGACGCAGAGGAAAAGATTACTTTGTTTGTATCTGAATTTTTGGAATTATGTGCTGAAATGGAAGCAATGAAAAACAAAATCTTATTGCTGCCACGTGAAATTGTTAAAAAAGAGGACAACACGCCAGAACCAAATATGCAGGTTGTGGACGTGAACGATTTATCAGATATTCCATTTTGACCTAAAACAAAGGAAAGGAAATGCCAATTACAAACGTTTTATCAGTCAATGATATTATGGCGGACTGTCCAGAGAAATTGTTGCGGTATGTCCCGTGGCTATTGAATGGACTGGAAGCACGCAAAAAAGCACGTGCACTTGGTGTCCACCCAGATAATATGCCACCATTACCAATACTGGCAATCAAAGGTTGGCGTTTTTCTGGGAAATCCCAGTTTGGCGTTCGATTTCAAGTGGGTGCAATTCTTGATGGCTGGGCAACGTCTGGTATGATTGCTGCAATTACGTCCGATGGTGCAAAAGATACAATGCAGTTGTTGGACAAGGTGTTAGAGGAAGCCGAGGAACCGACACAGTTCCAGCGTCAATCAGACCACCCGATTCGTATTTTATCACAAGGCGAACCTATTTATATCGAATACCTGAATAAAGTTGATTCCAAAGCACGTCAAACGTCCGCTGATATGCTTATGATTGAGGAATTGGAAAAATGGAACGAAACCGCAGGTAAAGCGTCGTTATTGACTATGATTCGACACTTTGACTGTATTATCGCATTATCAAATGATTTCCCACGCTGGGTTAAAAAACTATTTGAATCGTTTGGTGCAGTGTTTGTTGAAGTTACATATATGGACAATAAGAAATTGGAAAAGTCCATCAAAGACGGTTTGGAACGTCAACGCATAGAGGACCCCGACGGTTGGGCACGCGACGTCGCATATTTACCAACAGGTGGTTCAAATCGTGTGTTTTCAGAACGTGCCATCGCAAACGCATTCGCACCAAAGAATCCAAAATTCCAACGCAAAACGTCTATTCTTGCAATCGACGTTGGTGCTGGTGGTCCTGATAATTCTGTTATTATTCGGTGTGATTTTGATGGTTATGCTATCGAAGCCGAGATATTGACAGACGAATCCATAGATTCCGTTGCTTTGTGTCGCAGGGTAAGTGATTATCGTGTGTCCCAACGTTGCGACGAGGAAGTATGGGATTCACAGGGCGTCGGGCTTGGAATAATGCCACAGCGTGCACCGCGTGAATCGTGGGCAACGTCAGGTATCGTTCCGTTCGGTGGTGCAGCGGTTGATAAATCAGCATATTTCAACGCCAGGGCAGAAGCAATGTTGCTAACAGCCAATGGTCTTATGAAAGGAAATATCAAACTGATTGGTCTAACCGAAGCCCAGAAAGCCCAATTTGAAGCCGAATGTCGTGCCCATACTATCAAACCAAGCGAACTTGCACGCACAAATACGCACGCAATACAGTTAGATAGTAAGGAAATTGTCAAAAAACGCCTTGGCGGTATGTCGCCAAATATTCTTGACGCTTTGTCAATGGGTGTGTGGCGACTCTTGACATACACGATTCACAATGATAACATATTACCAACGAACAATTTTTATGGTTCGTCTGGTGCAGACGATACAGGAGTGCCTGGATTATGAATGAAAAAGAACTAGAACACATACTTTATTTATATTACTTTGTTTTTAGCACGCCAGAAGCAAAGGAATTGCTGGATTTCTGGGTTGACGACATATTGCAAACCTCGCATTTTCAGCCACAGATTGACCCCAACAATATAAAAACCATACGCGATATGGGGGTCCTTGAATTTATTCAGGGAATAAAAAATCGCGTCAACGAGTTCATAGAGAAAGGAGTAAAAGATGGACCCACAAAACAATCAACCGACCAACCAAGTATCAACACCAACGAACACACCAGCGGAACAGATACAGGGCAACCAACCCTCTAATGTTATCGCTGATAACGGTCAAGGTGGTGCAGCCACTATCGACTTGTCTTTGTATTTCAAAGATGGCGAACCAGGCGTTTATGACCCAGAAAAGATTACCGCACTTGTAAAAGAACGCGATAATAAAGCAAAATCTGCGTCATACTTTCAATCGCAGTTTATGCAAAAAAACGAAGTGCCAGAATCCATCGACGGTTATGCAGAACACTTTAAGCCAGATTCCACATACGAAAAGTTTATGGAAAATGACGTGGTTAAATCAAAAATCAAAGAAATTCGCGAATGGGGTTTGAAAAACAATATCGGACCAAACGCTGTAAATTCATTCTGCGATATGGTTTTAAGAGGAATGGTTGCAGATGGAACCTTGGATTCACGCACACCAGAACAAATCCAAGAGGAAGTTCAAAAAGCGACAGCAGCCGCCCAAGAGGAATTAAAACCATTCTTGGATTCTGTCCATCGTTCGTTTGAGGACCAAACAAACCTGATAAATAAGTTCTTTGACACACCGTCTGTCTTTACAAACGACCCAGAAGTCAAGGCACTTTTACAGGAAGCAGCCAACGAATCGCCAGTCGCATATAAAGCGATTTCATATTTGATTGACGCAATCGAATTTGGCGGTTATAAAGCATTGCCAACACAGGGCGAATCTTTGGGAATTGGTGCTGCGGAGTTCTGGGCAAAGTTCAACGCGGAACAAGACCCAGTGAAACGCGACGCAATGTTGACTGAATTTGAAAGATTAAACCCAAGTAAATAAGAAAGGAGGACATTATGGCTAAAAATTGGTTTATTGAAGCCAATAAATCCCAAGACCCAGAAGTCAAGGATTTGTTAAAACAGTATAACGAATTGGACGCAAACGCGGACGATTATGCAGAAAAGAAAGCCGAATTGGTTGCGACCATCAAAACAAAATTGGAAAGTTCTGTTGAACCTGAAACACCAGAAGTCAAAGCAGAAATGGACAAGGTTGCAGACGAAGTGGTTGCCGCTGAAAATGCTAATACTGATTCTATCGACGCTGAATTGGACAGCAAGGACGAACCAGAAACCCCAGAATCTAGCGAAAGTGCAGAAAATGCACAAATCGAGGATTCTGCGGATTCTGAACCTGAATCAGACGAAATGCCAAAGGGCTTTTATTACACTGAAACAGACGCAGCCAAAGCAAAAACCATAGAGGAAATTGTGGAAATGAAAAAAGCGTGCCGTGAGGAAATCGCACGTCTTGAAAAAACACGTCTGAAACACGCAACATACAAACAAAATCGTGAATTGGACGCTGCAATTTGGAAAATCCGTCGTATCATAGGTATT